AACTTATAACACTTCATCAGGAACTAAAACCAAATTCTAAAAAAAATTTAAATAAGATGTTATTAAGAACTTCTTTAAGAACATATAATGTTTTTTTAGAAAAAAACCAAATTCATAAAAACAATATCACATTAAAAATAAAAGTAAATAGAAAAATTTTTAAATAAGAAATTTATAAGAACTTCTTTAAGAACTTATAACGTTTTTTTAACAAAAAACCAAATTCATATACAGAGTACCAGATTAAAAATAAAAGTAAATAGAAAAAAATTCAAAAGCTAATATTTATAAACAAAAAACAAAAAAGTTATGGCTGATTTACTAATGAAAATGCCCGTTCCGTATGAACCGAAAAGGGTAAACCGATTTATACTTAGATTTGATTCAACGTTGGGTATTAACGAATGGTATGTTGAATCTACTGATAGACCTTCAATTGATATTGCATCTGTTGCAATTCCATTTTTGAATACAGAAACGTATGTGGCTGGAAGATTTAAATGGAATGCTATGAACGTGGTATTCAGAGACCCTATCGGGCCTTCGGCCACACAAGCACTCATGGAGTGGGTTCGTCTTCATGCGGAATCAGTTACTGGTCGTATGGGGTATGCCGCTGGATATAAAAAGAACGTTGATTTAGAAATGTTAGATCCAACAGGTGTAGTTGTTGAAAAATGGATTTTGGATTCATGTATGATAACTAAATCAGCATGGAACCAAGCACAGTATGGTCAAGACGGACTTGCAACACTCTCAGTTACACTCCAACCAGATCGTTGTATATTGGTCTACTAAAAATTATTAAACCTTCATTATTAAAAAATCCTGTATATTAATATACGGGATTTTTTGTTTACTTACCAATAATATGAACTATCAATTATAGTATTTAATTAATTATGGACGAAAATTTGATGAAATACGGTCAAGAGAATTTTTCTCTACCGCACGATATTGTAAAATTACCTAGTGGAGGTAAGTTTTACCCAAATAAGAAAAAATCAGTGAAAGTGGGTTATTTGACCGCTAATGATGAGAATTTATTGATGGCATCTAATTCAGATGATCTGATCATTAATCTTTTGAGATCCAAAGTATACGAACCAGATCTAAGACCAGATGAAATGATTAACGGGGATTTGGAAGCTATTCTAATATTTTTGAGAAATACATCATTTGGACACGAATACAATATTAGTGTAAATGATCCAACCACAGGTAAACCTTTCAAAGCCGTGATTGGGTTAGACGAACTCGAGTTTAGAAAACCAAACGTAGAACCAGATGATAACGGAACTTGGACTGTTACACTACCAAAGTCACAAACATCCGTTACCATACGTCCATTGTTGTATAAAGAAATTACAGAAATTAATCGTCAAGCTGATTCTTATCCACAAGGACGAGTTGCTCCAAAAGTCACTTGGAGATTACAAAAACAAATTGTTTCAATCAATGGTGACAGCCAGAATCAAACAATTGCTAAGTTCATAGACACACTTCCAATTATGGATTCCAAGTTTATCAGGAATTTCTTGGATGAGAATGAACCAAAGATTGATCTAAAAAGAACAATTACAGCCCCGTCAGGAAGTAAGGTCGATGTCGAAGTCACCTTTGGGGTGGAATTTTTTCGTGTATTCTTCTGATTATAGAGCGTACCAAGTAGACGAGTTCTTTCTTCTGAATCAAAGATGTAATGTATCTTATTCAGATTATTTGAAAATGCCAATTTTTTGGAGAAAAAGATTATTGGATAAAATTTCCAATTCGTAAAAACTTTAAATTTTGATATTTACTATAAAAAAATAGTATGGCGGACGATGACTTAGGCCCACAATCAATTTCTGAATATTTTAGTAGTGTAAAAGGCCAAATAACCGACGGATTGAAAAAGTTGGAAGAAGTAATAAATACAAAATCAGGTGAATTAATGCTTGATGTTGTATCGTACAATACTCAATTAGCAGGTTCCTTTGGTAGAACACAAGCCGCAGTAATTGGTTTAAGAAAAGAATTTGTAAGTGCCGTACCAGCTATTGCCGCATTAGGTGGCAAGTCTCAAGATGTTTTTAACATTATAAAAGGAACATCAGAAAGTCTTAAAACAAATAGAATATTACTTTCTGAAACAACAACAGACTTATTCACGGCGGGTAAAGCTTTAGGTGTCTCCTCAGAAAATATGGGGGCTGTTGTTTTAGATTTTGAGAACGCTGGTATACAAACAGGATTAATCAGAGATAGAATGCAACAAACAGCGAACATAGCTCGAGTTGTTGCGGCAAACTCAAATGCCGTGTTTTCACAAGTACAACAAAACTTAGGTGCACTAAACAAGTATGGATTTAAAGATGGGGTTGAAGGATTATCAAGAATGGCAGCAAAAGCAGTGTCATTAAGAACTGATATGTTTGAAATCTTTAATTTTGCTGAAAAAGTATTTTCACCAGAAGGTGCTATAGAGGCTGTAGCTGGATTTCAGAGAATGGGAGTTGCCGTAGGTGATTTAGCAGATCCTTTTAGATTGTTATATTTGGCACAAGAAGATGTGGAAGGGCTATATGATGGTATTCTCAAAGCGACAGAAAAATTTTCATATTTAGACGAGAAAACTGGTGAAGTAAAAATACTATCCAACGCCAAAAGAGATTTAAGAGACATAGCGCTAGCAGCTAATATGAGCCCAGATACTCTTCAAAAAAATGTATTAGCGATGGGTAAAATGAACAAATTTGCTTCAGAATTTAAGTTCATGAATGTGACAGAAGAGGACAAATTGATGATTTCAAATTTAGCCGAATTTGATAAGACAAGTAAAGAATACAAAGTAAAAGTTGGAACTGAAACAAAACTTATATCTCAACTAAGTAGGGAAGACATTGAATATCTAAGAGGAAGGCCTGAAACTGTTGAAGAAATTGCTCAAGCTCAATTAACAGAAGATGAATTGATCAGAGCAAATACGGATTCAATCGTAAAGATGTTGGGTGGAATATCAGCGGGATCAAAACCAATGGGTGATATCCAACAACTTATCAGGGCTGGTATTGAAGGTACTAATATCGCCGTTGTAAGGGGTGGTCGAAGACTAAAACCAGCAATTGAAAGAGTGGACGAAGGATATGCTAAATTACCAAAATTATTTAAAGAAATTGCTGATGATTTTAAGAGTGGAAATGTTGACGTAGAAAAATGGTGGAAAAAAATAACTACAGCGTCCACAGAGTACGCAGAGGAACTCAAAAAACTAGGAAAAGAAATTCAAAGTTTCGATCTACAAGGTGAAATCAAAAAAAGAATTAGTAAAGATAATTTATTTGCTCAAGGCGGTGGTGTTTTATTAGACTTCACAAACCAAAGCATAAGTACTTTAAAAGAAAATTTTCTCAATCCATTGAAAGAAAGTATTTCAGAAACTCAAAAAAATTTAAATAATTTCAACACGACTAATCAGACAGGTAATGCTAATTTAGCAACAAACACAGAACTAGCAACCAAAAATTTATATGATTTCCAAGCTATTTTAGGTCAAATTAACGATAATTTCAAAAATTTTAAATTTGAAAAAACAGCAAGTCGAGATATACCAAACCCTCAAGTAAGTTTAGCACAACTAGCAAACACTATATCACAATTAAATGGAGAAATAAATTTATTAACAACGACACAAAGTAACGAACTTAGACCAATGGTAAATAATGATCAAAAAATTGAAGTAGCAAGTATTGAACCGCCAGCATCAAAACAATTACCAATACAACAAAATCCTACTATGTCGTTTTCCCCACTTAATGGAAAGATAGATGTTAGAGTTACACGCGAAGATGGTGGACCAAGTGTTGATCTGACAAGTCAAGTTGTGGCAAGTGCGGTTTTTCAAAGAGAAGTTTTAAGACTTATCGATGGAAAAATACAACAACCAAATTATTCAGATATAGCCAATTCAACAAGTACTTCAAGTTAGAAAAAAAACAAGGGTAAGTATTTATTGGTGTAGATTATATGCCATCCCAACTAACTTTTGCCGCAACATCAGCTATTCGTAATAGTTTAATAGGTCGTAACCTGAAACCGTATATCAAACCTGGTGCGTTTGTGTATTCGGTATCTAACCTACCAAATCAATACGAACCAAGTCAATATTCAGTAATTGATTCACCAGATCAACTCATAGATCTAGCCCCATTTGCAGATGGTTTATATTTAAACAATGAATTTGGTCCAGAGGGCGGTTTTAATAAAGATATTTCAGGATTAATTAGTGTTTCACAAAACCCAACAAATAGAGGACCATATGGACCGTTCCCCCCATATACTGACGCACTTAAATTATTTTCCACAACATTCCAAAAGAAAGGACAGATCAAAAATGAATATTCACCAAGAGATGGTTTCATAAGATATTATGATATCGGTGATATTGTTAAAGTACAAAAAAATGCAACGTATTGGGATCCCCCTAGTTTTAGACCTTCATCGTATTCGCCATTTAGTGTCTTATTACAAGAAATCCCAACAGGTTCAAATGGTAATGTACTTCAAGATTCAGAATTAGCACAACTTGGTGTTGAGTTTCTTAAAAAAGCATACCAACAAAGAATAGACCAGAACGTTCGAACAGAAACGTTAGGTCGCGTTAATATTTTAAATGGTTTACAAGATCCAATTAACTTATCATTAATTGTTGCTGGTAAAAGACCCCTTATCTTCAGAGATTATAAAATCACCTCTGGAGGTGGTAATATTTTATCACAAGGACAAGATATTGTTCAAAGAATAGCTGGGTTCACATTTCCATTTTCACCAATACCTGGAGATTATTTTACTGTTGATAACGAACAACGAACGATTAATTCAACACAATCATTAGCAAGATCTAGTGAAGGTGGAAGAAGAGGGGGTGTATTTGGATTATTTGGAAGTCGACCAACATCACCTTCACAATTATTTTTAGATTATACTGGTGAAGGACAAAGAGCACAATTAACCAATAATTTAGATTATAATAGATATAGACCTAGATATAATACTGGAGGACGTGGGGTTATATCTGTACTTGGACAGGCAATATTTGGTTCACAAGTACAGGACTTGGGCCAAGGATTATATTATGTTGGATCTCCAGACAGAGAACCGATTTACCTTAATTCACCACCGGGTTTAGTACCAATTAACGAATTTGGTGAAGAAATTTTAGCTCCAGTGTATGGATCACAAGTTTTAGGTAAAGAATATGAGGGACAAGAACTTTCCGAAAGGTTAAACTTTGGTTTTGTAGGCACAACATACCAAAGTCAGGGTGATATAAGTGGGGGTTTAAGTTGGACTAACACCAAGGATTCACCTAATGCGGGCAAAAGAGTAAGACCTAATGGCTCCGCAGGATCACAAGATCCAGATTTTTCAGCAATATCAGATCAATTTGGAAGTAGTGAATCTATCAATTATAGATTTAAAGCGGGCTCAATTTTAGATGACACACAAAGACTTGTTGATTCAATGCCACTTGACGGTCGTAGGTATTCACATGTCGGAAATGCAATCAATCAAATTAGTAAAATTTTTGATGATGGTTATAAACAAATAACTAAAGGATCACGAGTTATAGGTTTTACCCCAAACCAACTCAACACCCCACTTGAATATTGTAGAGTGTTTACCAAAGATACACCTTACATTTCATATACCGATCTACAGAAATCAGATGGTAATATTAGAAAAGCATCGTATTCAATCCTTGACAAAACATATCAACTTAATATTGCACCAGAAAAAGGTGGAGATTCAATATTACGTGGAGAAGGTGGTGTGAAAAAATATATGTTCTCTATTGAGAACTTAGCGTGGAGAACATCATCTAGACCAGGTTTAAGATATCAAGATTTACCAAAATGTGAACAAGGTCCAAATGGTGGTAGAATTATGTGGTTCCCACCATATGATTTAGATTTTAGTGAGGATACAAGACCTTCATTTAATGAAACTACTTTCTTGGGAAGACCAGAACCAATTTATACTTATAAAAACACAAGTAGATCTGGAACGTTAAAATGGAAGATCCTTGTGGATCATCCCTCAGTTTTAAATCTAGTTGCTCAAAAAGTATTAGCAAACGAAGGGTCGAGGGGGGTGGCAGACCAAGTAATCAATTCATTTTTCGCTGGTTGTAAAAAATATGATCTTTATGAATTGGCAGAAAAATTTAATAATGTACCACTGTCAGACCTTCAAGCTTATCAAGAATTAGTCAATAATCCAAATGTAACACCAGAACAATATTCAGATGCCCTGTCAAACATCAAACCAGATCCTGAAACAGTTTCAATTCAGACTACAACACCACCAACAACACCTTCATTTGATGAGTATGTAAACTTTGGTTTTTATTTTGACAATGACATACCTAAACAATCACAACAAGATTTCCAACCATTGTACAATACATATGTTTCACAAAACAATAAAGAATTATATCGAACAAACACAAAACCAACAACTGAAGTTCAACCTGTTCAAGAATTTTTTACCCAAGTTGTTGAAGGAAATTATAATAAAATCAAAGAATTTTCTAAAAAATTATATGATTTATTATCCCAAGACGAAACAGCTATTGTAAAAATTACACTTTTTTCAGCCGCATCATCACCAGGAAGTATACCATATAATTTATCATTGTCACAAAAACGCAATGAATCCGCATTGAAATTCTTTCAAAATTATTTAATTGACGGGAATAAAACATTGTCAGATTTTATTGGATCTAGAATTGTTATCAATGGGATCGCACAAGGGGAAACAACTGTTGTAAACCCAAAAAGTGGTGTGGGTGATAATGTTTGCTTAAATAGCGTTGACTGCTCTCAAGTGTTGAATGGGTCTGCGAAAATTTACTCTGTAGCAGCAATGGCGTGCAGAGTATCAAATATACAAAGTATATCAGTTACAACAACACCAATAAACCCAGAACCAGCGAATACTGGTTCAAATATTGTCTTGACACAAGATGGAAGACCGAACCAAACAAGACCAAGCAATAATAACAATAATAATCAACCACAAGTACAAAAAGATTTGTACAAAGGAGCTTCAAAAAAATTATTGAGATTACTTTTGAATGAGTGTGATTATTTTGAAGTGTTAAAAGAAACTGACTTTTTTGCATACAACTCAATCAAAAATAAATTGAAATATTTTAGTCCGAGTTTTCATTCTATGACACCAGAAGGATTGAACTCGAGATTAACCTTTCTACAACAATGTGCAAGACCAGGAGATACAATACCAACCATTGGGCCTGATGGACGACCAATATACAATGATGCGCTCAATACTTCATTTGGAGCACCACCAGTTCTGGTTCTAAGAGTAGGTGATTTCTATAATACCAAAATAATACCAACATCTTTTAATATTACGTACGAAAAACTTTATGATATGAATCCTGAAGGTATTGGGTTTCAGCCTATGATAGCAAACGTGTCAATGGGATTTAATTTCATTGGGGGTTCAGGTCTTGCAAAACCAATCGAAACATTACAAAATGCCTTGTCATTTAATTACTATGCAAATACTGAGGTTTATGATGAAAGAGCTGAATCCACAGATACGTCTTTTAACGCTTTAGACCAAACAATTATAGAAAAACTTCAAAATAGATTACCTACCGTTGGTATCTCTAATTTTGACCCACAACTACAAAATTTAGGTGGGGATACTATAGGGATACTCGTCCAAACAGGATCTAACCTTTCAGGTATTACAGGTAATTTAGATTACACAAAATTTGTAGATCAATTCTTGACACTCACACAAAACTATTTTACAGCAACAATAATGTTTTTAGATAATGTATTGAAAAAGTATGGGTATGGAATGCTTACACTATTAAACACCAAATATAATGGAAATTTGGGATATCACCAAGGTGTATTAATTGTAAATCCAGTTTATATTTATGGTAAACCTTTACTTTATCAATTAAATGTTGATAAAATATTCGAAATATTATCCGTTTATATTTTGAATGAAACTATTGAAATTTTCACAGTAGTTTCACCTGATGGTACTATGTATAGTGCTGGACTTATGAGTAATCAATCGGTGACACAAACACAAAAAGATATATTCAAGGGAAATTATGAAAGATTTATTCAAACATATAGAACAAATTTCATAAACGATTTAACAGATTTGGTATCACAATTGGTACAAATCGAACAAAATTATGTTTATGAAATCGATAAAACAACCTTTCTTGGGAAGAATTTATCAGATGGAAAAATTAATTCAAAAGGAGCTCCTGTAGTTTATAATTTTGTTGGTGATCCGACACCACAAAATAGACTTGTAAATGATTTACAATCGATATCAAGCGATCTACGTGATTTTTCTATTTCGTTATATGATGGTAAATTATACAACGACATGTATTTTCAATCCGATTTAGAAAAACCACTAAACGATCCATTTTCGTCTTTTGTCTATTACACACCAAATGAGTTGGGAGCTTCAAATGCCCTAAAAACTTCACCACAACAAGTGGAGTATTTACTACTTGCAAAAATATACACAAATCAAACAACACTACAACAATTCTTGAGAGATCTTTCAGAAGGGTTAGATCCATTTGTTAGAGATATTGTTTATCGTTACTATGGAACTTTATTAAAAAACACTTATGATAGTTTAAATACAAATTGTAAAAATCTTGTAGATACATATAAACAAACATTTGGTAAAAATTTTGTAAATTTTACACCAACGTTTCAGTCCAACACTGGACCACAAATACAAAGAACAATAGATTTCCAAGAAAATTTTTCTCCGTCAGATGTTGTTAAAACACAATTGACAAATTTATATTCACCGAATAATATTGACATAAATCCAAGTACCTTCAATCTTAAAAAGAAATTTAATTAATGGACCAATATTATAACCGCTATGAACAATTCGTAATTAACGGACAACAGACAGTTGTTCCATTTGTTACTTTGCCGTCCAAAGGTACGGATCAGAGGTTCATCTATAAAACAGCAGTAAGTAGGTTAGATAAAGTATCACAACAATATTACAATACACCTTTTTTTGGGTGGTTAATACTCCAAGGAAACCCACAATACGGAGGTTTAGAATGGAATATACCAGATAATTCAATTATACGAATTCCCTTTCCATTAATAACTTCGTTACAAGACTATCAAAACGCCTTGAATACTCACTTCTTTTATTATGGCAGATAATTTTCCCAAAACTAATGAAGATGTTTTTGTTATAAAAGATGTCGATAATATTATAATTGTTGACCCAAACAAAACAATATCTAAGGATGGTATTGTGAGTGAACGAGGGATCAATCAAGAAAACTTTGTTATGTACGCTAACTTAGAAGCTCAAATGCTACCAAGAACTAAGTTAATACAAGGACAAGATCTAGAAAATACAGTACAAACTCAAACCCTAGCCTCAATAAATTTCTTGAGACCGGGAGGAAGAACTTTTTTAGATAACACATATACAGATCAATTTACAGGACAGGACACATTAATTGGAAAAGGAATCAATCAACCGAGTGTTGATCAATTGAGTAAACCTAATAAAACTGATGAATTTTATTCCAAACAAAATACTCAAAACTCACAAGACACTGGACTTTTGGGTATTGAATCAATAGGGATAAAAAATACAAGGTCTTTCACACCAGTAGTTGATATGGTTCTCATAGATACTATGGGACGTGCCCTTTTTGAAAAGGGAGATAAATCAGAATACGCTTTCTTTTTTAATCTACCGTATCCCACCTTTTATTTAACAATCAAAGGTTATTATGGTAAAGCAATAAAGTATCAACTTATTCTTTCAAAGTTTTCAGCGGCATTCGAAGCGGCAACTGGAAACTATAGAATAACGTTACAATTCTATTCGTACAAATATACTGTATTAGCTGAAACACAAATTGCCGCTTTATTTGCCACACCCTTCATGTATACGAATGATTTTAAAATCACTCAAGAAATACCTCCGGGATCTGCTGCGGCTCAAACTTCTGTTGGAGATGATAAAACAACCGTAAGAGAAGTAAGAACTACAAGAGGTAGACAATTTATTTCGGATGTTTATAAAAAATATAAAGCCCTTGGTTTGATTGATGAAAATTTTCCAGAAATTACTTTTCCTGAATTAAGAGCACAACTCCAAGCCTTACAAAAAAATTTAGAAACTACATTTGGTCAAACAGATTTTTCACCATTAACGGACTGCGAGGATTATTTTGCAATACTAGATGAATATAGAAATTCAATTACAGATACCACAAATCCTTCTAGTTGGATTAGTAAATCAATAGATCCCAACAAAGTATTTTATTTGAAATCAACAGACAATAGTAAACCTACCAAGGCTTATATTTTTAACCAAGCTCTTAGATCTAATAACCAGTTAGCTGAAAATGCGCTTGGAAGTTTACAAAAAACGGTAACTGATTTCGAAACTCCATTGTTAAAAAATAAAACTTTGGGTTTGGATGGAAAATATAAAATTGGAAATAATGCTCCGACACCGAGTGAAATTAAAAAAATACAAGAAATTGATGCTAGTAAGAGTAATGACTTGGCTATTGTAAAATCAAACAGTTTTGTTAAACCTATTACACCTGACGGAGTTGATTGGGCATTGACATTCGAGTTAAGAAACAAACGTAAACCAGTTAACGAGGCTGAGGTCACTTCGTTACAAGCCGATGAACAACAATTTTTTTATACAATATTGTCGGAACTGGATGAAGAGGTGGCCTACCCAACCTATGTTTTTGTTTTTGATGGTCCAGGTCAATTTGAGGATATAATTGATAAATCCCTTGAAGAATTAGATCAGAAAAAAACAGAGATTGTTGAAAAAATGAGTGAATTTTTATCCAAAAAAATAGAAGGCCCTAATGGTCTAGGCTTCAAACCAACGATGAGAAATATAATGGCTATTATTTTTGCATCCACTGAGGCTTTTTATCGATTACTTAATTTGGTACATAGAGACGCGTGGGCGGTAAGAAACAATAGTATAAGACAACTAGCGTGTTATGGGGATGATAAAGACTCTCCAGACATCAAACAAAATATTAGAGATATTAACCAAAACGGACAAATTAATCAAGAGGTTTATCCTTGGCCCTTATACTTGAAACCAGAAATTGACGAAAACAAAATTCAACGATACGTAGCAATGTATCCCGGGGAACAATCAGAAATATCTAAAACTCGAGCGTCGGATTACCAAATTTGGCCAGAAGTACAATTTGTTGAAGAATACATTAGAGGCCTTACCAAAAGTCAAAGTATAAGTCAACAATCAGGTAACCCAGCAGAAAACGATGTTGGTCGACTTGTAAACAGAATTACTGTTAATGCTGTAGATTTCCCAACAACAAATAAAATTTTTGCAGATCTACAAGATGTTAAATTTCTTTATGAAATTTATGAAAGAGTGTATCTTCAAACTTACTGGGATCGATTATCCAGACCCACAGCACAGAATTCTGAAGTCATGACTAGCCTTTCTGAAATGGAAGTTATCAATATAAGAAAAGCTCTAAATACTTTTGGAAATCCTAGTTTGATCAAGTTACTTAAAAATACTGCGTTCAGGGCCTCCAATTATTTACAAGTACTTCGTAATATTTCAAACGAAGGTGTGGGTATTTCTTGGCAACAATTTATACGTGGTATATTCACTTCTGATTATTTAAGAGTTGAAACTCAAAAAGATTTTTCAATTTTCCCGTCAACCACAATAAGTTCTGGGTTTCAATTTTCAGATATAGATACTTCCGTATTAAGTAAAGTATCAGAATATGTAAAAAATAGTTCATCATCATCCATTGATTTTTTAGACTTATATCCTTTTATAGATCCAATTTGGGTAAATTATAATTTGTCTAATATAACCCAACGACCAATAGGTTATAATAGTACAACTAAAAGTTTGTTTTTGAATCAAAGTTTGAACTTCATTACTAATTTTGAAAAGACAGCAAATGTAGAACTGGATATTAATAGACCACTTGTTAATAATTCATACAAAAAATACACTCAACCTGAAATAGAACTTATATCAAATATTCAACAAACAGGCGCAAACACTCCAATTGGGTTTAATACGTACTATGAAAATAAGATAAAAGAAAATAAGTTTTTGATTACAGAGGGTGTTGTATCATACAATGGAAATACTGGTAATTTAGCATCAAATCAAACAGTTTCGATGTTAAACACCCCTTTCTTTGTAAACGCTTTTATAGAAGGAGTTAAAAATGACAGAGATGATTTGAATTACCCATATCTAAAAGCTGCTTATCTTTTTATAAATAGTTTACCTCTATCAACATTACGAGAACCTCTCAAAAATATAATTGACGCAGAAGATAATTCTAAAAATCCAGCTAATGATTATTTATACGCAACACTTACAAAATTTGGTGCCGTTCATAGGTTACCGTATGCTTGGATAATAAAGTATGGTTCGATTTGGCATCGATATAAAAAGTTCATTGAAACAGGCGAAGATATCTTAGATTCCGTTTGGAAAAATGTTGATGTTTCCAAAATATATTATCCAATAGGAAACAATTTAGGACATAACTATAAGACTAAAGATTTAAATGGTAATAATATCAGTTTGTATGGTCAAACTACGGTGACAATATCTGGTTCGACGGAATCAATTAAAAGGAAGTATGTTGGTTTTTATCCTGGGTTAATAAATGATGTTTTGTTTTTTTTCACAGGACAAAATTATTTTTCTGACTATGGAGACGTTAATTTGGATACGGTTGTTGCTGAAGGTTTGGATATTGGACTTTCGAGTTCCGTTATGAGACTACCAAGAGGGTATGACCCTACACTCGCCAACCTCAACACTTCTTTAGATTTTGCGGGATGGTACACAGCATTCAATGTAAAAGAATCACCCAAGTTCAATTCAAATATGAGAGGAAAAACAATTATTTTACCCAGTTTTGGAACCAACTATAATCAAGTACAATTTGAGTGTTTTAGACTTTTAGGAACAAGTTTAATTCAAAACCAAGAAATTTTTAACAATAATGCGGTAAATGACGGGTCTGTTAGATTTTTCTGGGGGTGTTCTAATTTTGGATATTTTGATTTGAGCTCTATAGAAAAACCTAGATATGATGAGTATTTTAATATCATATCATCAACAGAACTAAATTCAAAAGCATTTAATCTAAGTGACACATATTCGAACATAGAAGAAATATTTGGTGTGTTTAAAACAGAAATTTTAGACGCATTCGAGTTGGAGTTTTTAAAATTCAGTAGATCTTCAAGACAATTGGATGAAAGTGATTTAGCTGACGATAACGTAGCAAATAGAACATTTCAACAAATTTTTGCAAATTGTTTAGTTGTTGACAAATCTGTAGTTAATCAGAATACAGCAGGGGGGACACAGACTGACTATTTAACAGCCTTGAGTAATGAACAAGGTAGGTCAATCACTCAAGCACTACAAACATTTTTGAATTATAATTTAGCGTTTAGATATGGTAATCCAGGAAATTATGATCGTAGATTGTTTGGTAGTGTAACAACCAATCAACGAAATAGAGTTTTTGATTCGTATGACTTTGAACCCTATGTGACTGGTACATTACCTGGTGATGGATCAAATATTGCTTTTAGTATTTCATATTTACAAAATACCCAAGCGTGGAATACCTTACTGACGTACGTAGGGTTTGCTACTAATCCAAATTTAGAATATACAGATGACGGTAGTTTTTTTACAGATTTCTTTATTACGATGAATGTTAAATTTACATCTGAAAATATAAAAACCGTAGCCCCACTTGTTAAACTTTTTGGAAAACAAAAACTATTTGCAACAAATTACAACTATACAAGAAATGATTTCGTAAATGATATAAATGAATTTTACAATCAAAAAGAAAATTTTCTTAATGTTACCCTTAATGCTTTGTTTGATAAACTTCAAAAAGAATTACCACAAGTACAAGAAACGGCAACTAAACCACTTTTATCCGTAATTGATGGTTTACCACCAAAATTGGATTTATGGGAAGCTTTCAAATCTTTTAATGATAAATGGATAGCTGGATCAAATTTTGATGAAAAAATATTATTCCAAGAAGTTCTGTTTTTGGATAGAGCAAACAGGGACATAGGTGATGTTTTAGTAGACCCATTCAAACTTTTAAATTTCATAAATTCACCTTCAACCCTCAATGCTAGAGTTATAGATTATGTAAGTCAAATTTTGGCCGACAATAAATTTTTTATGATGCCAATACCTGCATACATAAATTGGTGGGGTGACGGAGAGGTTCAAAATGGAATAGAACCCAAAAGTCAAAACGTTTATGACGTTGCCAATAATTTATTTGGAATATATCAAAATGTTGATGTGAGATACTCGCAACCAGCATTTTTGTGTTATTATGTTGGTAACCCCAGTCAACACTTAGATTTCAAAACAAATCCTAATTATTTGTGGAAATCAGATAGTTTTGATTTGACTTCGGATCAAGTTCCTGTATCAGTTCCAATTAACGACAAAAAAGATTGGGCTAACTCAAATAGAGTGGTTGGTTTTGACGTTGATTTTGGAACAAGAAATCAAAACATATTTAGTTCAATAAATTTAGATCAGATAATTGGGGCATCTACTTCAGAGGCCAATAAGGTTATTACTGAAATGGCAATACAAGCGGGTGGTGCAAAATCTAGTTTAGGTAGTGTAAGTCTTTACAATCTATACAAAACTAGAAGTTATACAGTTAGGGTAGAAGCTTTGGGTTGTGCATTACTTCAACCCACAATGTATTTTAATCTAAGGAATGTTCCAATGTTTAATGGGTCTTATCAAATCCAATCAGTAGAACATAGAATAGAAGCTGGTTCTTTCAGGACTTATTTTGAAGGAATACGGATACCATTCTACTCACTACCAAAAATTGATAAACAATTAATATCAGTTAATAATAATCTTTTAGGGGAACTACTCAAATCAATAAGACGACTTAAACAAACTAGTGTGATATCATCGGCAGAAACTACCAATAGTATTACAATAGCGGATTCAATTCAACAGAATCTCAATTATACAACAACAAGCCCTGTTTTGTGTAGGACAAGTATTGAATCAGCAGAAACACCTTATAATGAGTGGGTTGGTGGAGAAGGATTCACCACTGGTATTACATTTAATAATTTTTCAACAATATTAAAACAAAAAACAAGAAATATACCAGCTAGTTTTGTTTCAAAAGTAAGAGCTATGGTATTCTATACCGCATATATGAATGGACATGATACCACCAAATTTAAAACTTATAATTTTGATCTTGGAGGTACGCCTATTGCTGGTTATCCGTCAATTCCAAATATAAATTATGGAGGGTTAAACAAATATTTACAACCAACTTATGTGTGTAAACAATTATCTTCTGGTGTTCGTATTCCTTTTGGATCCTTTGAAAATTTTGATAAGTCAATAGACTTCATACTAAATTTATGGTTTACAACAGAAAGGAGTAATTTATTACTCACAAATAAAAATATAAACTATTCCAATATATGGCAAAGTGAGGCAGATTACGCGGTCAATATGTTTACATTGTGGTCTTATTACTGGCCTAGAAAAAGATTTCAGACACCAAATGATTTTGAAAAATGGATAACGACCAATAGGTCATCATATGAACAATTTATGGCCTTAGGTAGAGAAGTTTATCAAAAACTAAAGGAATTTAAATTGATTTAATTAAAATATCGTATATTTATAATAAAAAAAATTATGGAACTACAAAATATTTTGGACAACTATTTGGGTAAAAGAACACGATACACCCAAAAACAAGTTGGTAATGGTTTTAGCGAAGTTTGTGACTTGGACACTGGAGATTGTTATACTGTAAGAGAAAGAGATGGGTTAATTGAAAGAGTAGATAATACTATGAGAACAAATAGAAAAATTCAAGTTGAGACATCTCATGGAATAAAACAACTTTTAAATGGATAAAATATGTCTATAGATAAAAAAATAATTCAAGAAATTAAACGTCACTATCAAATCAACAAATATGTGACGGAACAAGAGGCACCACCAGCATTACCCGAAGTCCCAGCGGATCAAAATGCACCACTACCAGGGGTACCAACCGATCCAAATGCTTTAGGTCAAACACCACTACCCGGAGCACCTACGGATCCTACTTTACCACAAGAAGCACCAACCCCAGAAGTAATTGACGTTGCTCAAGACGCTGAAGTTGAAAAAATCGGATCTGATGGTGAAAATATGGAAACAGAGTCAGGTTCAGAAGAACTTGATATAACGGATCTTGTCAACACACAAAAAGGAATTGAAAGTAAACAAGAAGAATATTTTGACAAGATGTTCAAACAATTAGATACACTTCAATCTAAAGTCGGTGAAATGGATCAACTTATTGACAAAATTAATTCATTGGAAATGAAAGTTGAGAAGTACAGACCAAAAACTGCACAAGAAAAATTAGAGTTGAGAAGTCTAGACTCTGGCCCATTTAATCAAAAACTTACAGACTTTTTTGATGAGAAAGAAGAAGACCTTGAAAAGTCGGGAAAAAATGAGTATATTTTAACTTCTGATGAGGTTGAGAACATTGTACCATCTGATGTGAAGAAAAGTTTTGACATTACTTTACCACCACCTCCCTCAAATTTCAGATCCTATTATTGATTTTTTGAAATACTTGTTTATATTAAAAGGGTCACAAAGACCCTTTTTTTATTTTATATTTTTAACCAACTTAAATTTTTACAAACAACATGATGAGTTCATTAGACGCCGTATTGGCACAGTACGAGAAAAACCAATCAGGAGATGGTCTATCTCAAGAGGAAAAAATGAAGAAATACTTCGCTTGTATCCTCCCACAAAATTCGTCCACAGGACAAAAACGAGTTAGGATTCTTCCTACAACAGATGGATCTTCACCATTTAAAGAAGTATATTATCACGAACTACAAGTTGGTGGTAAATGGGTTAAACTTTTTGACCCAGGTAAAAACGACAACGAAAGATCTCCGTTGAATGAACTCTATGAAGAGTTGAGAGCTACAGGCAAAGAATCTGATAAAGAGTTGGCAAAACAATATAACTCTAGGAAGTTTTATATCGTGAAGGTGATTGATCGTGATGCTGAAGAAGAAGGTGTAAAGTTCTGGAGGTTCAAACACAATTACAAAAACGATGGTATTCTCGATAAAATTATTCCAATCTGGAGACAGAAGGGTGATATTACAGATCCAAAAAAAGGTCGTGATTTGATTATCGAACTCAGAAAAGAAAAATCTAACACTGGTAAAGAATACACAGCAATTCAAACCATTATGCACGACGATCCAAGTCCTCTACACAGTGATGCTCAAATTCAAAAAGAGTGGTTGGCAGATGAATTGACTTGGAGTGATGTATACTCAAAAAAACCAATTGAGTATCTTGAGGCCATTTCTCGAGGTGAAACACCAAAGTGGGATTCTAATCAAAATAAGTATGTATATGGTAACTCCACTGAAGCTGAAACTTCAATGGGAGGAGCACCAGCATACGAAGACCCTCAAGTTAATGCAGAACCAGACGAAGATCTACCTTTCTAACAAAAAAACATGTCAAAGATATACATTGCATCAGACCACGCGGGTGTTGATTTAAAAGCACTCCTCGTGAATAGAATACAATCGAATGGTTTAGTTGTTGAGGATCTGGGCCCCGACACCTATGAAGCGGTCGATTACCCAGATTATGCTCACAAGGTAGGTAAAAAAATCTCAAATGAACCCGATAACATCGGTATCCTACTCTGTGGATCTGGCAATGGTGTATCAATTACATCCAACAAATGGAAAAATGTACGGGCGGCAATTTGTTGGAACTCAGAGATAGCGACCTTGGCAAGGTTACATAATAACGCAAATGTTTTGTGTATACCTTCCAGGTTCGTCTCTGTAGAAGATGCTATAGACATCTTAGATTATTTCTTAGAGACCAAGTTCGAAGGTGGAAGACACGAACGTAGGGTTAACAAAATTCATATTCCAACACATTTAATTTAATTTTATGGCAATTAAGAAAAAAGATTTTTCTGATATTAAGAAAAAATTCTCAACTTCAGCAAAATACAAACAACAAGAATATTTCGATTTAGGTCGTGAGTTCTTGGATGCTGTGGGACTTCCTGGTCCTGCGATCGGACATATTAATATGTTTTTAGGACACTCCGATACGGGTAAAACGACAGCGTTGATTAAGTCGGCAATAGATGCTCAGAAAAGAAATGTTCTACCTGTCTTCATTATCACAGAACAAAAATGGGATTTTGGACACGCCAAAATGATGGGGTTCGAATGTGAAGAAGTTGTGGATGAATCAACTGGTGAAATAGACTGGGAAGGATTTTTCCTATTCAATAATAACTTTCAATACATTGAACAGATCACAGATTACATCAATGAATTACTTGACGCACAAGAAAAAGGTGAGATTGATTACGATTTAGTTTTTCTTTGGGATAGTGTCGGTTCGGTACCTTGTAAAATGACATTTGACGGTAAAGGTGGTAAACAACATAATGCATCCGTTCTTTCAGATAAGATTGGTATGGGTATTAACCAAAGAATCTCAGGATCTAGAAAGGCGGAATCCAAGTTCCAAAATACACTTATAATCGTTGCCCAACCTTGGGTAGAACTCCCAGATAATCCATTTGGCCAACCTAAAATTAAAAGTAAAGGTGGTGAATCCATTTGGTTAAATTCCTCGATAGTCTTTCTATTTGGAAACCAAAAAGGTGCTGGTACTACCAAGATTACTGCTACAAAAGACAAAAGAACAGTGAAGTTTGCATCCAGAACCAAAATTTCTGTTTTGAAAAACCATATCAATGGATTAGGATATGAAGACGGAAAGATTATTGTAACACCTCATGGGTTTATTTCAGGAAAAGATACTGCAGAAGAAAAAGCATCGGTTGAGAAATACAAAAAAGAATATGCTGATTATTGGAAAGAAATTCTAGGTCTAGATGGTGAGTTTACACTCAAGGAAGAAACAGAAGTTGAACATGAACAAGAGTGAAAACATTATTGATCGATGGAGATAATTTATTCAATCTCGGATTCTATGGTGTCAGAGAATTTTTTGTCGATGGAAATCACATCGGAGGACTTTTCCACTTCATCAACGCAATTCGAAAACAACTGGACGAACACGATTACGACAAAGTCTTCGTGGTCTGGGATGGTGACCATAACTCACAACGACGTAGAGAATTATACCCAGACTATAAGTTAAACCGTAAGGAGCGACTCAATGAGTTTCAAAAGGAATCATTCAACATTCAACGAAACAAAGTTCAAAATTATCTAGAAGAATTTTTTATTCGACAATTAAGGGTGTCGTACAATGAGGGAGATGATTTAATTTCGTATTATTGTCATAGGGCAACCAAAGAAACCATTACCATTTTTTCTTCAGATAAAGACCTCCTGCAGCTTTTAAGTCCTCGGGTGAGTGTGTACTCACCAATTCATAAAAAGTACTTCCACGAAGACGACAAGGTCAAATTAGACCATATTGAAGTTCCACATTGTAATCTATTGCTGGTGAAAATTTTACTCGGAGATAAATCGGATAATGTTTTTGGTATAATGAACTTCGGAGAAAAAAAACTTGTAAAATTTTTTCCCGAGGTACTTGAAATCCCGACCTCAATTGACGATATTTTGTCAAAAGCAAAACAAATTTGTGAAACAAAAAAAGTTATAGGACTTGAAAATTTAATCAATGGAACCTGTAAAAAAGAAACGAGTGGTGAACAATATTTTATCAAAAGAAAATTGATTATGGATTTACAAGATCCGATGATCACACAAGAAGCAAAAGATCTGGTGGAAGAACACATTCGAGAAAACATAGATCCAGAGGGAAGGAGTTATAAGAACGTAATCAGAATGATGACCCAAGATGGGTTTTTTAAATACATACCCAAATCAGACGAAGGATTTGTTGAGTTCATTCGTCCCTTTATGAAACTCACTCGTAAAGAAAAAAGAAAATTCAACAGAGAACAAAATAATTAACAAAAAATTTGAAAAACCAAAAAAAAACCTTATATTTAATTAAATCAAAGAAATTATGAAAGAACAAGAATTAGTAAAGTTAGAATTTTTGATTACACTTAATAACAATATTGTAATTCAAAGATATTTTAACGTGAAAAATTACAACCAAAATGCCGAGAGGTCTATGGATGTCTATGAATATCTTAAAGATTTTTCTCATGAGTTTTTACTCGATCAAAAAATGAGAACAACTGTTTATATGATGGATCTAGCTAATGAAATAATGGAGGATCCATCTATACTAGAAACCTCTATGACCGAAGGCCCAGAAGTGTTTCACTTTAAAATTTTAAAAGATAATATGACAATTTGTCATAGATCGTTAGATGCGAAAATTTTCCCACCTAAAATAAGATACACCGTAGATATACGCCAGCAAGTAAAAAGTGTACTTCGAGACCTAACTGACATATTTTCATCTGAAGAATTAGAGACAAATTACCTTGACTATAGTCTAGTTTGATTGTATTTATCAAAACATAAAACATATAAAGCATGTCAAGGAATTTCGAATATTTAGGTGAAACATTTCAAATACAACTCATAAATCAACTGATTGTAGAAAAAGAATTTTCACATACCATCCTTGATGTTTTAGAGCCAACACACTTCGAAAACAAGTATTTCAAAACGCTTGTTCAACTCATTAAAGAATACTACATAAAGTATGAGTGTTCACCATCATTTGAAACTTTGTTTCAAATAGTGAAGAGTGAATTTCCTCAAGAGTTGATGTTGAAAATCTTAAATGACACAATCACTAAGATCCAAAAAGCACCAAGTGACGGTACCGCGTTTGTTCAAGAGAAAGCTCTTAAGTTTTGTAAACAACAAGAACTCCAGAAAGCTATCACAAAATCACAAAAGATTTTGGATAGTGGAGAATTCGAAAACTACGACAAGTTAGAAGAACTAATCAAAGCAGCACTTCAAGTAGGTGAAAATAACAAAAATGTTTCTGATGTCTTCAATGATTTGGATGATCTTCTCAGAGAAGACTTTAGACACCCAATTCCGATGGGAATACCTGGATTAGATAATCTTTTGAAGGGTGGTTTATCTAAAGGTGAGTTGGGTGTTATATTGGCCCCTACTGGGGTTGGGAAGACCTCGATTCTCACAAAAATAGCAAATACCGCATTTAATTTAGGTTATAATGTACTCCAGATATTTTTTGAAGATAATCCGAAGGTCATACAAAGAAAACATTTTACTATATGGACAGGTATTGCACCTGATGATTTACCAAATCACAAAGAAGAAGTTTTAGCTAAAGCCGATGAAATTAAAAACAATTTCAAAAATAACTTGTACATTAAAAAAATGGCTTCGGATACGTATACAATGACTCAAATCAAAGGGATGGTTCGGAAAATGATAGCGGATGGTAACCCTGTTGATATGATTGTTTTAGATTATGTTGACTGTGTGGTTCCAGACAAAAACTTGGGGGATGAGTGGAAAAGTGAGGGATCTGTAATGCGAGGATATGAAGCTATGTGTCATGAGGTCGGTGTTGCTGGTTGGACTGCCACACAAGGAAATAGAAGTAGTATTTCATCTGAAATTGTAACGACTGATCAAATGGGTGGTTCAATCAAAAAAGCTCAAGTTGGTCACGTGATCATCACAGTTGCAAAAACCCTTCAACAAAAAGAAGCAGGACTTGCAACAATAGCTGTGACCAAATCAAGAATTGGTAAAGATGGTGTTGTGTTTGAGAATTGTAAATTTGATAACGAAATGCTCATTATTGATACAGAAAACTCGGTGACTTTCTTAGGTTTTGAAGAAAACAAAGAAGAGAAAAAACGTGATAGAATTAAAGAACTGATGGAACAAAGACAACAAAGATTGTCAGAAAAAACAAAAAACTAAACTAAATTTATTAACTATGGAAAAGATTTTAACAGAAAATCCAAATCGTTTTGTCCTATTCCCAATCCAACATGAGGATTTGTGGAAATTGTATAAACAAGCCCAATCTTGTTTTTGGACAGCGGAAGAAATTGATCTTCAACAAGATCTAACAGATTGGGAAAGATTAAACGATGGCGAGAAATACTTTGTCAAGAATGTATTGGCATTTTTCGCAGCATCAGATGGGATTGTAAACGAAAACCTTGCGGAGAATTTCCTCAAGGAAGTTCAATACACCGAAGCCAAATTCTTTTACGGTTTTCAAATAATGATGGAGAATATCCATTCAGAAACATATTCGCTATTGATTGACACATATATCAAAGATAAAGAAGAACAAAATACATTGTTCAATGCGATTGACACAATTCCCGCAGTGGCGAAAAAAGCGGAATGGGCATTGAAATGGATTAGTTCAGCTTCGTTCACCGAACGATTGATTGCATTTGCGGCGGTTGAAGGAATTTTCTTCTCTGGTTCATTCTGTTCAATTTTTTGGTTGAAGAGACGTGGACTTATGCCAGGGTTAAGTTTTTCGAACGAATTGATTTCTCGTGACGAAGGTTTACATACAAACTTTGCAGTTCATCTGTATCGTCATCATATTGAAGATCAACTATCCAAAGAAAGAGTTTTGGAAATTCTTACCTCAGCACTAACAATTGAAAAAGAATTTATTACCGAATCACTTCCAGTGGATCTTATTGGTATGAATTCAAAATTGATGTGTCAATATTTGGAATACGTCACAGACAGATTGCTAGTTGATTTGGGTATTGGTAAGGTTTATAATTCTGAAAACCCATTTGATTTTATGCAAAATATCGCTTTGGAAAATAAGACAAACTTCTTTGAGAAGAGAGTTTCAGACTATTCCAAAAGAGGTGTGGGTGATGTGATTGAAAACAAAGAATTAAATTTTGAAGAAGATTTTTAAAATTGAAAATAATGGAAGTTGTAAAAAGAGACGGTACTAGAGAATACGTGAAGTTTGAAAAAATTTCATCAAGAATTAAAAAGCAAACCTATGGTTTGAACGAAGACTATGTTGACTATTTTGAAGTATCCAAAAAAGTAATTGCTGGTTTGTATGATGGGGTCACAACCGAAGAACTAGATAGATTAGCAGCTGAAACCTCAGCCTCATTGGTGACCAGTCACCCAGACTATTCAACACTAGCTGCTCGTATTGCGATCACCTCGTTGTACAAAAGGGTTGATAAAAGATTCACCGAAACAGCTGACAAATTATACCACTACATCAATCCAAAAACTGGTGAAAAGGCTGGTATGATTTCAGATGATGTATACAAAGTAATTGTAAAGAACGCAAAAGAGTTGGATGCTATGGTAGTACATGATCGAGACTTCAACTTTGACTACTTTGGTTTTAAAACATTGGAGAAGAGTTACTTGTTAAAAATGTTTGGTGAGGTCGCAGAAACTCCTCAACATTTATACATGCGAGTTGCTGTAGGTATTTGGCTTGACGATTTGGAAATGGTTCAAAAGACCTACGATATGTTGTCACAAGGATTGTTTACTCACGCAACACCAACACTTTTTAATGCTGGGACAAAAAGACCACAACTAAGTTCGTGTTTTTTGTTAGATATTGACGATGACTCAATTCCAGGAATTTATAAAACATTGTCAGACTGTGCGGTAATCTCACAAAATGCTGGGGGTATTGGAGTTAACATCCACAAAATTAGAGCCAAAGGTTCTTATATTAAAGGTACAAATGGAAGTTCAAATGGTATTGTACCGATGTTAAAGGTCTTTAATGAAACCGCCCGTTATGTTGATCAGTGTTTTGTCCCTGAAACTCAAGTTAAAACCTCCCAAGATAGTAAAATGATTTCAGAAATAATTGCTGGTGATCTAGTACTCACTTCTGATGGATCATATCGTAATGTCACCAAAGTAAACAAATTTGAGAAACAAGACAGAGATTTAGTTGTAATTAAAACTACACTTGGTGAAAACGTTGTAACGGATGGACATTTATACCTTGCGATTAAAAATGGTAAACAACACGATGATTTAAATAAAAAAATTCAAAGTAAATTAATTCACCCTGAATGGATCGAAGCAAAAAATTTGACAACTGATGATATCTTAATTAAATTGAACTGATTATGAAAAACTTAAATATATCTTTAGATCACCAAATATTAGATGGTGAGTTACAAACAGAATTTGTAAATTTAGATTTGGATAAAATTGAATTTGTTACAATTGAATCCGTACATACGACAAAATTAAATACTGAGGTTTACGATTTGGAAATAGACCAAGTGCCTAATTATACAACAAATATTGGGGTTGTTCATAATGGGGGTGGTAGGAGAAAAGGATCAATTGCGGTCTATCTTGAACCTTGGCACGCTGATGTATTCGACTTTTTGGACTTGAGAAAAAACCATGGAAAAGAAGAAATGCGGGCACGTGATTTGTTTTTAGCGATGTGGACACCAAATCTGTTTATGGAAAGGGTCGAGTCCGATGGTTTATGGTCGTTGTTCTCTCCAGATGAAGTGCCAGGTTTGATTGATGCTTATGACTCACCTGAAGATAAAAAATTCACCGAACTCTATACCAAATATGAAAGAGATGGTAAGGCTATCAAAACGATCAAAGCTCGAGAACTTTGGGAGAAGATTTTGGATTCACAAATTGAAACAGGCACTCCGTATATGTTATACAAAGACGCTGTAAACTACAAATCCAATCAAAAAAATCTAGGAACTATAAAGAGTGGAAATTTGTGCTGCGAAATAGTACAATTTACCAGTAAAGATGAGATTGCGGTTTGTAATTTAGCATCTGTAGCACTACCAAAATTTATTGACATTCCTTCAGGGAAAGTTCGAGAAAAAAATAAAAAACTTAGAACTTACAATTTTAAAAAATTGTACGAGGTTGTATATCAAATGACAAATAATTTGAACAGAGTTATTGATATTAATTATTATCCAACACCTGAAACTAAAAATTCAAATTTGAGACACCGTCCGATTGGTCTTGGGGTTCAAGGTTTAGCCGATACTTTTGCTATGTTATCTATACCATTTGAAAGTCCCGAAGCACAAAAATTGAATAAAGAAATTTTTGAGACAATTTACTTTGCAGCTCTTACGGCATCCAATGATCTAGCAAAAAGAGATGGTACCTACGCTTCTTATTATGGTTCACCAGCTTCATTCGGTAAATTACAGTTTGAATTTTGGGGTGTGGATGTTGATCAACTATCAGGTCTATGGGACTGGTATGGACTTAAAGAGTCAATCAAAGAACACGGATTACGTAACTCTTTGTTAGTAGCTCCAATGCCTACCGCAAGTACTGCACAAATTCTAGGGAACAATGAATGTTTTGAACCGTTCACAACAAATCTTTATAAAAGAAATGTATTGAGTGGTGAGTTTGTAATTATCAACAAACATTTAGTTGATGATTTAGTCAACCTTGGAATTTGGAACGACAGAATTAGATTGAAGTTATTTGATGGAAATGGCTCAGTCCAAAAGATTGAAGAAATACCTGCAGACATCAGAGAAGTTTACAAAACCGTTTGGGAAATGAAAGGTAAAACAATTTTGGATATGGCACGTGATCGAGCTGCTTTTATTGATCAGTCACAATCACTCAACTTGTTTATGCAGGATGTTACACCCTCAAAACTATCTTCAGCGCATATGTATGGTTGGAAATTAGGTCTCAAAACAGGTATGTATTACTTGAGAACCAAAGCTAAAGCCGCGGCCATTAAAGGTTTAGGTGTTGATATGTCTCAATTAAATTCTTTGGAAACGGAAGAAAAAACCACACCAAAAATTAAAATTGAAAACAACAACCTAAATATTTCAGAAGAAATGTTGAATAAAGTTTGCTCGTTAGATGATCCAGATTGTTTGACGTGTAGCTCGTAAAAATATATCACAAAATTCAAGGTGATATATTTATTTACATGGCGCAAGGAAAGACATATGGAATAAGTTTTCCATTCGTGGATAGTATTGAAGGTAAGTATTTGGAGTTAACCGAATATGCAACCGAAGAAATTCGAACAAATCTTATTCATCTTCTTTTGACAAGAAAAGGTAGTCGTTACTTTCTTCCAAATTTTGGGACAAGATTATACGAATACATTTTCCAACCTATGGATGGGCCAACATTTGCCGAGATTGAATCTGAAATTCGTGACTCAGTCCAACAATTCCTACCTAATTTACAGATTACAAATATAGTTATACGAGCAGCTTCTGATGAGGCTGCTGGTATGACTGTAACCACTGCTGGTAATGTTGTAAATCCAGAACTCACACTTCCCAATCAAAATGTGTCCGAATATACAGCAAAAGTTAGAATTGATTATGCTATTTCTAATGATGTATTTAATTCTAAAGACTTTGTAATTATTAATATCTAATATGGCTGAAAGAAAAATATCATACACGGCAAGGGATTTTGTGACAATTCGACAAGAACTCATCGATTACACTAGGACATACTATCCTGATTTAATTGATAATTTTAATGATGCTGCAATATTTTCAGTGTTCTTAGATTTAAATGCCGCAGTTGCGGACAATCTTCATTATAATATTGATAGAAGTATTCAAGAAACCGTATTACAATTTGCACAACAAAGATCTTCTATCTACAATATTGCAAGGACTTATGGACTCAAAATACCTGGACAGAGACCTTCCGTGGCTTTGGTTGATTTTTCAATAACAGTACCAGCATTTGGAGATAAAGAGGATGAGAGATATTTAGGAACACTAAGGAGAGGAAGTCAAGTCATAGGTGCTGGACAAATATTCGAAACCGTTTATGATGTAAATTTTGCATCACCGTTTAATGTTGATGGGGTACCTAATAGGTTAAAAATTCCTAATTTTGATACAAATAATAATTTAATTAATTATACAATTACAAAGAGAGAGACGGTAGTAAATGGAATAACTAAAGTATACAAAAGAACAATACTACCAAATGATGTAACACCTTTCTTCAGTTTCTTTTTACCAGAAAAAAATGTATTGGGTATAACATCTATGATACAAAAACCCGGTACCGCATATTCAAATGTTCCTTCAGATCAAGAGTTTTTGGGTCTACAAGGTAGATGGTATGAAGTTCCAGCACTTGCTGAAAGTAGAATTTTTGTAGAAGACCCATCAAAACCATCAGATGACCCAGCGATTAAAGTCGGTGTCTATGTAGAAACACAACAGAGGTTTATTACAGAATATACACCAGAAGGTTTTTATAAAATAACTTTTGGTGGTGGAACTAATACAGCCGACGATCAACTAAGAGAATTTACAGCACTTGATGTCCCACTCAAAATTCAACGATATCAAAACAATTCATTAGCTCTGGGTTCTATTCCTCAAGCTAACACTACATTATTTATTCAGTACAGAATTGGTGGTGGCCTTGGGACAAACTTAGGTGTGAATGTTATTAATCAAATTGGAACTGTAAATTTCTTTGTAAATGGTCCATCAGAAACTGTAAATAATCAAGTGGTAAATTCATTGGTTTGTAATAATCCCGTAGCAGCAATTGGTGGTGCAGGTTATCCATCAACAGAGGAAGTTCGTAATTATGTTACCTATAATTTTAGTGCTCAAAATAGGGCTGTTACCATTCAGGATTATGAAGCTGTTTTAAGAAATATGCCACCACAATTTGGAGCTCCAGCAAAAGTTTCAGTGACAGAAAATAATAATAAAATAAATGTTAATATCCTTTCATATAATCAAGACGGTAGGTTGGTATCTGAAGTTTCTCAAACTTTAAAAAATAATATTGCAGAATACTTGTCAAATTACAGAATGATCAATGATTACGTAACTGTTGGTAGCGCTCAAGTTATTGATGTTGCGGTGGATACGTCAGTTGTTTTGGATGCATCACAAAATCAAGGTGTTGTGATTACTAACATAATTGATAAAATTACAACTTTCTTCAGTCCAGCTTTCAGAGGAATGGGTCAGAACATTGTACTTTCTGAACTTTACAGAATAATCCAAAATGAAAATGGTGTTTTAAGCGTCAACGAAATTTCAATCTTTGGTAAAGTCGGTGGACAATATTCATCCGCACAAACATCAATGCCTTATTCTGACCCAGAAACAAAAAAAATATCTTTAGTTGACAATACAATATTTGCAGAACCAAATCAAATATATCAAGTCAGGTTTCCAAATAGGGATATTACTGTGAGAACAAAGAATTATCAATCTATAATTTTTACTTAACAATTTATTTCCTAATTCAGTCAACTACATTTTGAAAAATAGTACTATTACTATTTATTCAAAAAGGGATTTTTATGTCCAATAGTTACAGAATTAGAACACAAGTAGGTGTAGACAAACAAATTAATTTACAATTGGATCAAGACTTTGACCAATTGGAAATACTATCTTTAAAAATAAGACAACAAGATGTCTATCCACGTTTTTGTGCTGACTATGGAGTTGTTACTGGTCGAGTTATTGTTAATGATGGGTTTGGTGTTCCAAATGTTAAGATTAGTGTATTTGTTCCTTTGGACCAAGTTGACCAAAACAACGAGATAATTTCAAACTTATATCCTTACAGAAATATTACTGATATAAATGATGATGGTTATAGATATAATTTATTACCATATCAAAAACAACACGGTGGTCACACACCAACAGGTACGTTTCCTTCCAAACAAGACATTGTCACTAATCCAGCTCTAGTTGAGATTTATGAAAAATATTACAAATATACAGTCAAAACTAATGGAAGTGGTGACTTTATGATAACAGGTATCCCGTTAGGTGAATGGCAACTTGTAATGGATTGTGATTTATCAGATATTGGACCATTTTCGGTCTCACCACAAGATTTAGTCGACATTGGATTAGCAACACCAGAACAAATTGATGGAAATAAATTCCCATCATCATCAAACTTATTACAATTACCTCAAATTATTAATCAAATTCAAACAATACAAGTTTTACCATTTTGGGGCGATCCAACAACATGTCAAATAAGAATTACAAGACAAGATTTTGATTTACAAGACTCTGGTGTTCGGATAAAACCAACCGCTTTATTTATGGGGTCTTTGTTCACTAATGTGGATGAACAGAGTTTAAGTAAAAGATGTAGACCAACTAAAGGAATTGGTAATTTATGTAATTTGACCACAGGTTATGGTGAAATAATCGCTGTAAGACAAACAATATTTAATGATGACGACGGGTACCCAATACTTGAACAAGCAACATTACCAGCAGGTGGCAAAGTAATTGACGAAGATGGTACGTTTCTTTTGAACGTTCCAATGAACATGGACTATGTAACAACAAATGAATTCGGAGAACAAATTATAAGTTTGGACCCAACGGTCGGAATTCCAACTACAGGGAAATATAGATTTAAAATTAAATACGATCAACCTTCCACGTTTCAAAAAAGAGAAATAAGAAGAGGGTATTTTTTAGTACCAAATATAAAAGAATATGGTTGGACAGATGCTGATAAAGACCCTGCGTACCAAATATTAAATAATAATTCCACAAATCAAAAACATTATAAAATGTTCCAAAGTTCGTACTATTTTGGTTTGGATTGGAGCGGTTACACAAATGGTTTTAACCAAAATGAATTAAATGACAGGGTTAGTGAAATAATAAATTGTAAAGACACTTTTTATCAAATGAGATTTAATAAAGTGTACACTACTGCACAATTAATCGATAATTTTAAAAGTGGAGTCAATTACAATAGATTTGTTGCAATAAAAGATATTTCAGATCAAACTTGCGAAAGTGAAATAAATAAATTTCCAGCTACTGACGCCAACTACAAATTTGATTTTTTGTATTTTATAGTGAATCTTTTTATTAGTAATTTTAGTTTACTATTATTTGTTTTAATTCCACTGATACACATGGTTTCACTTTTACTAACTTTAGTAAGAGAAATTTTTATTCTGATCATACTCCCAATTGCAAATTTAGTTTACAAATTATGTGGATGGGCTCAAAAAGTTGGATTTAGGTTAAAATGTAAAAAACCACCAACAGCTAGAGAAATAAGAAAAAGATTTCCAACATTGAAAAAAATCAAAGTACCAATATTAACATATCCAGATTGTGAGGCCTGTGATTGTGCTGGTGAAAATATAGATGGTACTGGTGATTTTATAGATCTAAGTTGTAATGCTGACCTAAACAACTCGACTAGTTGGTCAGCACCCCAACCTAGAAACGATAACGATGATAGGAATACGATCGAACTTGACAGAATACAATATATGTGGTCAGGATGGGCATGGGACGATGTTGAGGAGCGAGGATTTAGATTTGAACAAAGATTACCATTAGCATCAAAAGTAGATGGTCGTATTCGAGATTGGAAATATTTTGTGAACTGTTTACCGCCTTGGGAAATCATAAATAAATTTTCTTTAAAAGGAAATTATTTTGACAACCTACAGGGTATTCCGGGTATTAGTAGAATTGATGTAAAATTCAACCCAGACTATAACCAAGGAACAGGTCATTCCGACAATGTTGTTGCGTTACTTGTTGATGAACAATGTTTCAGTTCATTGTCAGGACAAACATTACTTTCATTTCAGAATCCTAACTTATCAAAAGATGTAAATGCTGCAAATGTTATTTCAGGGAACACTTTGACAAATGGTTCAATATCAGTCACATATGCTAACCCAACAAATATTATAGGATCAGCCTTGACAACAAATTATATTATTGGAAGTGGAGGTACACCGACATTTAGTGCCTCAAGTTATTATTTCTCTTCAGATATAGAATATTTTCAAGTAATTACAGGTATTTCCTACAATCAATTTTACAATCAAAACGTGGATACTCGTGATGTTGATAGTTTAGGAAAACAACTTACAAAAAAATTTACGCTATTTTGGGATCCAGAAGGACGACAATCAGGGGCACCATTTTTTGATGATACTTTAAATAATTACCTAAATTATTATAAAGGTGAACAACTTTATATCGTATTTATGGTAAGAGGTGTGGATCCTTTTAGTGGAAAACACAAGGTAAGATATGATATTTCCAGACTGTTTGGATATCGATCCAAAAACCAAGTTGTAGTTGAAGGTAATTATTATTTGAATGTTCCGATCCAGCCAGGTGGAAGATGTGTGAGACACGATCAACTTACGACTAATGATTCAGTACAAAATGATTGGGTCAACCCTAGTTTTAATTTCGGTCAACCAAACATTAAAATATATTTTGAATCATATTGTTTCACAGCAGGTACCGAGTATAATTCATATGATACTGATCTACATTTATATTATTCATCACTTGATACTGATCAAATTGATAGGTTCCAACCACCAGATTTTACACGCCAAACTTTCGGAAATAACCCACTAATCCCATCTAACTTTTTTTATCTTAATTATGGTGTCGGACCAACTGGTGCATCGTCATATCTAAGCACAAATCAGGATACAACCCAAAACGCATACCTCCAATACGGCGAATATATTGAAGGGGGATCATACATACGATACGCTACTGCAAGTGGTTTCAATGGTAATGTCAAACCGACAGCATACTTTGGTCCATCATACATTAATGGAGCGTATTCAACAACAGTAAATACAACAAACAGACCACTATTGAGAATGTCTAATTCATTAAGATTGGTTATGCGAACAGACAGATTACCAACAGGTACTGATTTAGATACATTGGGAACCAACACATTTTCATTTCAGTGTAGTACATCTTTAGGATATTATTTTATAGATGAATTTGGCACCACAAACGTTATTTTAGGTGATTTAATACCAGACCCAAATAATGAAGACTCTGGAGATGACGTTGTAACAGGTAACACTACTCAACAAATTTTAGGAAGTTTAACTTGTAAAGGGTTAAGGGATTTAGATTGTTATGAACTAAACTCATCTACTGGTGCACTGACAATTTTACCACCAGATAACCCCTGTAATACAAACACTGCAAAAAATTTACCAGTAGTTGTAGATGGTTGTTATAGTTTTGTCAATGAACCATTTTTTTCTCTATTTGGTCGTAATAATGATTTTGCAATTTTACAAGAATGGAAGGTGAGATTGAGGTCAACTTTTGCTTTATGTAGAGGTTTAGTATCACAAAGTTTTGTTAATTCTTGGATAAATGGATCTTTGTTTGCATTTCCGTTTAGCTCAAATATTTTTTTCGATAGTCAAAATAAACCTTATGTAAGGAAAGAATTAAATATTTTTACCAATTTAGGACAAGATGTCGAGTACGCTTTTTGTGGTGTACAAATTGCATATGATGAACAATCGAGTAATTTTTATTATAGATCAAGTCCATTCAACTTAACAAATGGATTTATAGGGTCTAGATATGATTTTTTTAATAGGCAATTTAATAGTAAATACTTGAAATATCCAACAACAATGGTTGACTTAGGTCCCCAATATAGTTGGACAAAAGATGTTTATTATTCTGATGAATATTTTGGGTATATTATGAATGAACTAGATCCTACAACTTATACCCCAACAGAAAATTTAAATTCAATTTTTGCGTTGTCTAGGATTGTAAACGCCCAAATACTTTTTTCTGTTGGTGTTGCTCAAGCCCTATTTTCGAGACCCAGAAACAGAGTAGACGGTGACTATGCTCAAATGCTTCAGATTAATTCTCAATATGGAATAAACCCTTTCGATCCTGAAAATTATCCAGATATATCTGGTACTAGTTCACCTATTTATATTGAGGTTACTGCTAGAAGTGGTCAAGCTATTGCAACACAAAATGCAGTTTTTGGAATTTTCTATTCAGGTAATACTTTTGATAGAGATTTAATATCACCAAAAAGAATAGACTACTCATTTAGTGGTAGTATTGTTAATTTTAAAAGTGATAAATTACCAACAAAAAATCAAAATGTGCCTTTTTATGTTTGGCGTAATTTTGGTTATGATTCCAATCCTTCACGATCTATTTTTGGAAATGAAAGAAATAATTGGGTGACCGATAAAGATATATTCTCACCCTATGAGTATCAGACAATTGACAGATTTTATTTTCCTTCTTTTATTGGTGCTAACCAACAAGTTCAGAACTCCCTAGGGTATATTTTTCAAACAGATCAAACTGGTGCAAATAATCCACAAGTACAACCGGGAACCTCTAATTATGAAACATTGACATCGGGTCCATACTATTTCTATTTTGGAATAAAAAATGGGGCAACGGCAATTGATAAATTTAGACAAAAATACATACCGACAGAATAATATGGATATTCAAAACTATTTGGTAGTCAAACCTGAATTACTAAATGCTTCAGCACCACAGACTGACATTGGGATCAATATAGAATTGAATGAAAGCCAAACTCAGATTGTTGAATATGATCAAACATCCAACATTAATTTATTCGATGTTTTTTATAATGAAAGACAAAAATCTACAATTTTTAGACCGATAGTTAAAATATCGTACGTGTATGATAATAATATTATTGGATATTGTCCAAATCCAAGTTGGTCTAATTATCGAAATAATTTATATTACATAAATCCTCCACAATCTATAATTTCAGGACAATGGAGTGGATTACCATCGTATCAAGAATTTGAATTTATAAGAACGGATATAAATAATACACAACTAAATAACACAAATTTCCAAGGATTTATTGTTAAAAGTTCATCAACTTATAATTGGGCTGTTAGACTTTCTTACCCTTTCGAAAATCTATCTAATGTTGAGATGTCTTACAATTTTAAACAGGCATCAATCAACTGGATTGCTAAAGCTGGGATACCTTTTATAATATCAATTGGTACTGATAATGGATTACAAATACTACAATTCAATTGTCCAGTCAAACATAACCTTTTAATTGGGGATTATGTGGAGTTACTTTCACCGATATCTGGTCAAACTTTTATGTATAATAGTGGTAATACTTACCAAGTTTATAGTTTGGGTAACAACACGTATGGGTCTGATGAATACATTTTCAATTTATACAATTTGGGATATACTGGTAATACTTTTTTTTCAGGTAAAACTGGTACTTTCAAAAGAATTATAGATATCAACAATCCACAAGAATCTAAATCTAGATATTATGTAAAAAATCATAGAATTTTGACTAACGCTCAAGATACTATGATAACAAGAAGTGGGTATGAAGAAAATTCGTATGCAAATGGCGCGGTCTACCAGTTGTCAGGGGCGACACCAAATGGGAAAGCAAATATTTTTACGTATCAAAGTTCATACGCATACAATGCAACATTTGAAAGAGATTTCAACATTGAAAATAGATTAGATAATAACGGTAAACCAATTTCAGAAATTTTTGTATCGTTTCAATGGTGTGGGTATATGGGGTGGCATAATCAACTACAAAGGGGTTGGCAATTTAATATGACAAGTGGAACAACCAATTCATGGTTTGATACTCGCAATTCAAATTCGTTTGAAAGTAATTCACTGGTTCAATATACACAAAACGAAAGATCACAACCAACTCAACCATCAAATATTTTTCAGTTCAAAGTAAATTTACCTAAAAATAGTGGTGATACAATATATGGTGATTTTTGTGAATACAATGACATAGAACAACTAGAAAGAGTTATATCACCATATATGAATAAATTTTCATATAACCAAGCTTTGTTCACAACGGATGTGAGTGCTAATCAAACGAACCCAAATGGGTTCTATTATCAGGTACATTTTCCGATTAAGATAAGAGTTTTCTCTTCGTATTTAGAAACTGCACCACAACCAGCAATAAACTCTGTACCAAATTATGCATATTTTTCAGAAAATCAAAATGAATGGATTTGGAGAGATTTATATGATTATGGATTTATAGACGCACAAGGTGTTGGTCTTGATATACCGTTTTTAAATGAGGCACATTATCCATACAAGAATGTGATTTTCAAATTATATTCAGATGAATCATCATTTGTAATACCTGATTTTTATCAGATAACGATTGAACCTTTAACTGATCCCTGTGAATAAAGTTCAAATACTTTTAAACAATAGACCAAAAGAAATTGTGATTCCTTTAGAATCGACATGGGATATGTACGGACAACAAGACGGCATTGAGCAGTATGAAGCCAGTATGATTGAAGAAATTTTAAATACTGATCAGGATTTTGAAGTTTCAAGATTTGAACACAAATCTTATCCCACACAAACAAAAGAAGCGACCTCAATTCATTATGAATTTTGGCTTTATAACCCGACATTGGTTAACACCGCATCAAATATACCAGCGATATCTGGAACTTGGGAAAATTCATACACGACAAAATTTTCGAAGAATGAAATATATTTTCAGAGAGCTAATTTCAAAAAATCTTTTTGGAAACTTGATTTATATGATTCACCAAGTTCAATACAACAACAAAATTATATTACAATTATTTTACCTACACATCAAGGATTACTTCAAACTACACAAATTGGATTTTTCCCAAATATTCTAATAAAAAAACCAAAGTATGTTTTGGATTATCTTGGTGATAAAGAAGGTTTTTTTATTTATTGGTTGAAAAAAAGAAATTATTTGGATCTTGATACATTTTATATGTCCGCAAAATTCTTTAATGCTGATATTGGACAATTTATAAGAATGATGAATACACCACAAACAAATTTAAGTAATACATCCAATCCATTCACTTTCGATCAAGAACAATATTTCTACTATAAAGTAAAATTAGATTACTTAACTCAAAAATATGAGGTTTTTACTTACCCAGGTATAGCTAGAGTTGGTACAGAGACAGCACCCATAAAATGGTATGAATATGTAAATCCTTGAAATTATGGAATCTCAAACTATGAAAATTAACATTTCTCCAGAATTTTTAATTACCAACAAATTTATTGTACAAGTTTCTGGTGAAACTTATGGGGTATATTCTGGTATTACACAAATGTTGACAAGTGGACCAACTAACCCGAACACAGGTAGACCTACATCACTTTTTACTGGATTTACATTTCCAATTTTACTCACACAAACAATTGTTGATATCGGATACTATTCTGTATTTGATGGTGCTATATCTCAATTGAATGTTGTAACTAATTTTATTTTTTCATCGACAACAAATTCAGGATATACATGGACTATTTTTAATACATCTGATGTTGAATTTAAAACTTATTTATCGATAGCAAATTATATTGTTGATTGGGGTGACGGGTCACCACTTGAAGTTGTATCCGCATACACACCAAATGGTATTGTTCATACATATCCGACTAATCCAAGTGGGTATACGATAACACTACAACAAATAAGTATGTTTGGTATCAATACAATCCTCAAACAAATTCAAACACCATACCAAATTGTGCCGATGTTAGATCCAACTGGTGAGGCTTTTTTTACACCTATGGTCGGAAGTTGGACTGGAACACCTATATCTTATAATTTTATTTTTAGTGGGGATGCGGTCAACACGGTGTCAGCCCAAGTAAGTTCGGCATATACAAACGTTCCATTTACTGTAAGTGGTGTTACAAAATCAAGATTAAAAGAATTATACATATATGGTCCACCACCAAACTATAAAGTTGGTGTTGATATAAATCAAAATGGGGAGTTTTTTGGACGGGTAATAGACATCAATGCAACTTACACTGAATATATTATCCAAGATGTTACTTATTTTGATTATGTTGGTAAAGGTTTTGGGGATGTGGGTATTACTCTATATTTCTTACCGTCAAGTGGTTTAACCGCAAATCATTTAGTTGCTGAACCACTTGTAAAAGACGAACTTTTACTTGGGATTGTTTCTGAACCAGAAGTTCAAGCTGATATTTTTATAGATCGAGGTAGGAATTCAGCATTTGAAAGAGTACAACGACTTGGAGAGGTTGATAGTCTTAGAGACTTAACAACTTACGGATACGGTTTTTTTGATCTTTCCTAAACTAAAATTTCGATATTTATTAAAAAAACTAAAAATGGCAATAGGAACATACGGAACAATAAGACCTGCGGATTGCTCTCCTGAGGATGTAGAAATTCTTATGAATTATACACCGTCAAGGGATGTAACAAATGATTTTGTACTTACAAAATTGGATGCTAGTCAAATTTTAAGACCATATTTTAATAACGCTCAAACTGGTGGAAACACAAATGAGATATTAGGAGGATTATACAATTTGAGATTACCATCAGAAACCTTTACACAATTAGGTATTTATACTTTGTATATTAGACCTGCACAAATCAGAACAATAATTACCGATTGTAATGTTTTATCAGCCTTACCAAATGTAAAAGGTCTCATAATAGATCTTTCTAATGTACCTTCTCAATTTGTTAACAAGTTTCAAGCTCAAGGTTTGGTTGGGTTTAGGGTTGAGTATTTGGATAACAACGGAAGTAAAATTCCAAATTTCTTTAGGATTATCACATCTAATTTCTTTTGTGAAGCAATTGTACAAAACTTAACAAATACATCACAAAAAGCAATTCGTTATCGTTATAGTGAGGGTCAAACAAACTTGGTATTTTGTACTTTATCACCTAGTTCATCTCCAAGTAATAACCCAGCAGCAACACCATTTATTGGCCAACCTGGACAAAATATAATTTTATCAAACACATTTTTCAACCCAGTTACTGTTGAGGTTCAAGTTACGCAGTATGATTTGGAAACTTTGAATATTGCTTTCTATGGTAATCAAACAAAATCGATGGAAGATGGTATTTACACAATTTACGATCCACAAAACAACATTTATTCACAATTTAATCTTTACGAAATTAAAGATGAATTTGATAACCCATTGTATGAGGTTAAACAAAATAGAGGTGAAAACATTGATTTCAGTAAATCATTTCAATTAATTACAACACAGTAAGTTAATGGTAAGAAGATTTTTTAGGACAAACGGAGCCTCAGGTGCGGACACGCCATTTGATAATATTGTTGGTTTACAGACAGTAACTGGTGGTGGTTTAACTCAAGGTAATTTCCAATTTGATGTTTCGTTATCCGAAAAAAATAATAGAACATTTAATATAGGTGTATTTAGTGATCCAATATCTTTAGATAGTTTAGGACTTGTTTCAGTCGATGAATCGAGAGAATTACAAGCTAAAGAGTATCGTGTATTTCCAAACATTGACCTTTCATTAGTTACAAATTTCACATTGTATGGGTCATTGAGAAAAAGACTAGAAGTTTCAGTTCAAAAAATATTAGGATATTTTCCAGCAGGTATTGTCATAGATTTTTATAATTTAGATTTAACAACAGGGAATACCGCATATAACATTTCATATAATGCAATTTCTGATCTTACAACTTTGACGATCAACGTTGAGAAAATACAAAATCCATTTTCGATTGATTATAGTTCAAAATCAAAAATTAATTTACAAAATAGAGAATCCGAATTCTCACCAATCAGAGATTTAACAAACAGATTTAGAGATTATGTTTTGGTTGTTGATTCAAAACCTTATACTTTAATAGATTTCAGGCCTTCAAATAGTTTACTATCAGGTACAATAACGTTAAAGGTTTCAGGTAGACCATTCTTGAATACGATATCAAATTCAAATCTAGTAATTAGACCAAATGATTTTTTAGTTGAAAAAACATTTTCTGAAGAGTTTGATGAAGTTGTTCAGTTTTTACTTAATCGTTTAGTCATTCCAAAATATACAGCAACATTTGTTGTTCCGATAGAAGGTAATGATGGTATTGTAGCACTAGAAACTCAAAGTGTTAGTTTTCCGTTGGATGGAAATTGGAATCTAGATATAAGAACAAACAACTTTGCAAATTATTTAGAAAAACTAAATAAAATAGGCGAACAATTTGATCAATTTAAAACTAATTTAGTCACAAGATTTTTAACAACTAATTCATTTTTGGAATTCGATACCATTGATCAAAAAGTTTTTAAAATACTTCAAATATATGGTAGAAGTTTTGATCAAATAAAATTATACATCTCAGCTCTAGCTAATATGACAAGTGTACAATACCAACTAGGTGATACAATACCTGATGAACTATTGAAATATTTAGCTGAAACTTTGGGTTGGAAAATTAATGTATCACCAATTGTTCAACAAGGATATCTAGAGTCAACTTTATCAGTAACTGGTGTAAGTCAATATGCTGGGTATTCTAGAGAATTGACTGATAATGAAATCAATTATCAATTTTATCAAAATTTAATTATTAATTCAGCTTATTTGTACAAATCAAAAGGAACACGAAAATCAATTGAATTTTTATTGAATTTTTTAGGGATACCTCAAGCAATTACTGAATTTAATGAATTCATTTATGTTGCCGATCAAAGAATTGATATGAATGAATTTTATAGTCAACTTTTTGAAATTACTGGAGGAACTTATGTTCAAGAAATTACGGTTCCAGCAACAGATGATGTTTATAGATTATATGGGGTATCATATACAGGTTTTAGTTCATCCACGATCGTTGAGACCGTAAATGTAAATTTCGATAATTATGCTGTTGATGAATTTGGGTATCCGTATGCTCCGATTGAAACCGATGATTATTTTTTTGAAAAAGGTTCAGGGTGGTTTGAATCGACGCCACAACACAGAAGTCCTGAAGTTGTCGTACCAACCACGTCAGTATTTACAGGATCAAGTCCTTTTGTTCAAACAGTATTACAACCTTTTACATATGGACAAGAATATTTTTCAAAATGGAGATCATTTCCTTATATGAATTTAGGTTTTAATTTGACATTGGTTAGAGATAACAGAAAATCGTGGCAACCACCCATAATAAGAAAAAGCACAAACGCTAATTTTAATGCATATTATATTGTTGAAAATGATAAATTGGCTATAAATGTAAAAAATATAGAAATTTTTTTAAATCCAGGACAAGGACTTTTATATGATGTTTGGTACATGTCAAGGAACTTCGACTATCCAATACCTAATTCTGGAATGACGCCAGCATATCCAAGTTTAGGTAGTTACAATTGGAGTTTTATTAATCCAGAAGCAAATAAAAAAACTTTTTTCGAGTTTCAAATAGATTTCATTCGTTCAACAATAAATGTAAGAGATAGGTGGTACAGCACTGATGGTAAAACAAGTGGGTATTCATCATTACTTGATATTTTTTACAATTTTTTACAATCTCAACAAGTCGGTGTTCCAAATTTTGGTTTCACTTATCAAAAATTGATAGATTATTCTGAGGGTGTCGGACCTAATTGGGTGAGATTAATTGAACAATTTGTCCCTGCAACCACAATATGGCAAACAGGTATTAGATACGAAAATTCACCAATGCAAAGACAAAAATTTGTTTGGAAAAAACAACAACTTTGTTATTTAGTATCAGCATCACCAATATAAACTGATTTACATATACACAAAAAAAATTTCAAAACATAATATGAGAATTGTAAATCCGAACAACCGAGTTTTTATTCTTAATTACAATAGTGCTGCGACAGGACAATTATTTTCTTTTAATTGTAATTATCAATATGTAACTACAAATATATTCCCTTGGACGACAACAACATTGGGAGCAACATCTTTCTCTGATGTACTTTTTATTATACTAAACAATTATCTTTCAGAACAAGGAATTATATTGAGTAATTGTTTGACAAGTTCCGTAAATTCATTGTGGTACGTAGATATTTCGATAAACAATACAACTTTAGTCAAGTTTCCGTTTTTTAATGGTTATGGTACTACACAAGTACCTAATGATAATCAGTGGAGATCAGCGGTTAATTCGGCACTTTCACAATTATTAAATTTTAATTATTATTATTTTTTTGTTGGTGATGTTGTAACAATTTATAATCTTTTGTGTCCAGATACACAAGCTTTAGTAAATGTTGACATTAATGTTGGAATAAATTTCTCGATCGAATGTAATTAAAGTATGGCACAACTATCACTTATTTATTCTGTAACTGGAACATGTCAAACAATAAACCCTGGGTCTATTCAAGTTTTTGCGTCAGGAGGTATTGAGCCATATTTTTATACTTGGTTAGATCCTATACAATTCACAGGTGCCACTTTAACAGGATTAGGACCAGGATCATACAATGTGTTAGTTAATGATAGTGCGGCACCTGTAAATAATTATGTTTATTTAAATGTTTCAGTATCTAGTGGAATTTGTTTAAGTTTGGTAACATCGGCAAATACTTCTTGTGGAGATTCCAATGGTGTAATTACTGTTTCAGCCATTACAGATTATAGCGTAATTAATTATACACTTCTTGATATCAATAACAACATTGTTTCCAATTTAGAAAACTACCAACTACTTGCTTCTTTTACAAATCTGAGTGCTGGAACCTATACTGTTTTAGCTAATAGTTTAGCTGGATGTTCTGCCAGAACAGAATCAATCATTATAAATTCTGGTCAAACTTTAGATTTTGGTTTTTATACGGTAAATGATACACCATGTGATGTAAACCCTACTGGTAAAATTTTTATTACAGGACTTACAGGTAATGGTCCTTATACGTATAATTGGACAAATGGTTTTACAGGTACCTCAATTACTGGATTGACTGAAGGTGCGTATGGTTGTACTGTGAGAAGTTCTGATAACTGTGTATTGACCAAGGCAACCTCAGTTGGTATGGAACCACTTTTAGGTCTTGGTGCTTGGAGTGCACTAACTATACCCACATGTTTCAATAATGACGGATCTCTTATTTTAACAATAACAGGGGGAACTGGTCCTTATTATTACTCAGCATCAAATAGTAATATTTTAATTTCTTACGCACAAACACAAACATTCACAAATTTACCTGAGGGTATATTCACTGTGGATGTTACTGATGCAACTTTTTGTAAACAAACTTTTTCCACAACTCTCGATATTTTAGACACAATAAATAATGTAACCTTTATAACAAATGACTCTTTTTGTAGTTTGTCTGGCGGTTCGGTTACAATACAAGTATTTGGGGGAACACCACCTTACGTTTATACATTATCAGGTATTAGTGGTTCTGAAATAAGTACAACAAATAGTACAGAATATAGTTTTAGTAATCTAAGTCCGAATGAATATAATATATCCGTTTCAAATATTGGGGCTTGTACATACACAAAAAATTTCACAATATTAGCTCAAAATAAATTTACACACACAATATCTGTCAGTGGAACGAGTTGTGGAAATAATAATGGGGTGTTAACTATAGAAATAAGTTCTGGGGGTACAGCACCATACATATACTCGTTATCGAATGGGTTTACATTTCAAACCGATCAAACAAGTTATTCTTTTTCAAATCTAGCGTCAGGACAATATTTTTACTCTGTTACTGATATTGATGGTTGTAGACAAGAAGGAAATATTTTTGTCTTAACATCCCAAGCAGTTAATTTTGAACTTTATCCAGTTCCCTGTATTTCGGGTGGAAATGGATCTATAACCACTTTGATCAGTAGCGGAACTCCACCATTTACATTCAATTGGTCAAATAATGTATCTGGAAATCCACAACAAATATACATTACAGGACTAACAGCTGATACATATACACTATTAATAGTAGATGCTAATGGATGTAGTTACTCAGCTACTACAATAATAGATTGTTTTGATATTATATCAACCTACCAAGTTTATGGTATGAGCCAAAATAACTTTTCATATATTTCAGCTTCTAGAAGGGGAATGTTAGAAATGTTAAACCAAGGATATGCTAACTTAACGTCTGGATTGGGTGGTTGTCTATTGAGTGCAACCACATTTACAGTACAATGTGAAATACAAAATACGACCATTTCAAGTTTATTCTTTACAGGATCAACACTTTTACAAATACCTACTGATACTCAGTGGTTTGAAGCTGTTTCTACTCTTTTAACACCATATGCTCAAGTTTTAACGATAGATCAACAAACAACTAATTTGACAATCGAAGTACCGAACAATCCTCCAAATCCTGTTTTTACTGTTAATTTGCTTATTGATTATGTAATTAATTGTTTATCAACACCAACACCGACCCTTACTTCTTCAGTGACACCTACAAATACACCATCATTTACACCAACCAAAACGGTTACACCAACACCAACTACTAGTTTTGGTATTATTCCTACTAACACCGTAACACCATCACAAACAATTTCAACAACTAATACAGTTACACCAACAGTGACATTAACAAATACTCCAACAGTAACTAATACAATAACAAAAACAATGACTAGAACTATGACTAACACACCAACTGTGACTCGTAGTCAAACGCCAACACCAACACCAACTTGTCCAGGTTCGACTGTTAATTGTTATGAATATTTATTAGATAATATCGGTTATCTATCAACAACTTATCAATATCAAGATTGTTCAAACACAACTCAAATTATTACAGTACCTAGTAATAATTACGATGTAATTTGTGCTATTGAAAATACTGTTATACGTATCTCGGGCGCCATTACACCATTCCCAGAAATAGTTGATAGTGGCACTCCTTGTGGATCTGTTTGTGTACCAATTACACCAACACCAACTGTAACAATAGGACTTACACCAACACCGACAGAAACACCAACTGTAACTCCGAGTAACTCAGTAACACCAACATCAACTTCTTAATTTTTCACTGATGGCTTTTATTGAAATATCATCAGTAACAGGGACTTCACCTTACCAACTATTTGTTTCTGATATTTACGGTAATAATGAAACACTAATAGGGTCATTTTCAGGATCCGTCCCACCTGCTCAATATTTTTCAGTACCCAAAGTATACGACACAGCACCAATTGTTAAAATAAAAGTGATTGATTCTCAAAACTGTGTCCAAACAATAGATAGTACTTGTTTGGTTAGTCCACCTTGAAGAAATCAACATCATATCCAAATGTAATTAAATCTGTATTGGTCTATTTATTGGTTATTAACACATGGCATTCGTTCAAATTTCTTCAATAGTCGGGTCACCACCTTACCAGTTTTATGTTTCCGATGTCTACGGAAATAATAAAACTTATTTGGGAAATTTTTCAGGAACAATACCTCCTGCGCAATTCTTTCAATTACCATCGATTTTCAATTCTGCTGAGTATGTAATGTTAACAATTGTGGATGGTAGTGGATGTGAAAAATTCGAAATTCTTAGTTGTTTGACACCCCAACCAACACCAACACCCACATCCTCTTTTGGATTTACACAGACTCCGACACCAACACAAACAAATACACCTACAAATACACGTACACAAACACCAACGCCAACAAATACACCTACAATATCACTTACATCTAGTATAACACCTTCGGTGACAACAACACCGAGTGTTACACCTACTAATACCGTAACACCAACTGTCACACCGACAAATACTATGACACCGGGAGTAACACCAACAAACACACCGTCACCATCTGTCACGCAGACAATGACACAAACTACAACAAACACACCAACGAATACTCAAACAATAACCAATACACCAACATCTAGTGTAACATCAACACCTTCTACAACGCCAACAAATACACCTACAAACACACCATCACCTTCGACAGTTGTCTCATTTGCGTACTTATTTATTGAACCATTCTCAGGTTCATCTGAGATTGGAAACTATATGAATCAAAAAGGTAGTGGGTTCTATGGATTCACTAATGGATTTGGCCCAAATACATCAAACCCAGTTCAGTTTAATGTAGATATGAATGAGTATGTATCATTCACAGGTTGGACAAATAATTTCCCATCTGTGAGATCACAACAAATACAAATGGTTTCTGGGGGTCTAGATAGTTTTGGTAATGCACAATTTGCTTACAACTTCACAACTCATAGAGTACCAGCAGGAACAGTTGAAGGACTGGCTTGGTACACATGGATTATATCGACGGGTAATACTAATGGGGGTGTACAAAGGTCGATCGGTTATACAACGGATGGTACTCCGAATTCACTGATTAACGTATTTATGGATTCTACAATATACTCGAAAACTTTTACATATACAGGTTCTACAATACCTACAGGTACTTATCGAGTTTACACAACTTGGGCTTCCACACCATTCCAACTTGATAATACCGAAGTAGATATTTTCTTCAAAGGTGATACAATAACTTACTAATCTCACTATTTACAAATAATGAGTACATTGAATTATAATAATCCTAACACTCCATACAAAGTTGGAGTACAAAGTTCAATTCCACCCACATCCACAATCGGGTTATCATTCAGTGTGTTTGATACTGGTGGATATATGGAATTGTACAATCTTACGGATTTGGTTTGGTATTACAATGGGGGCTTTGGTCAGATAACTGGATCAACAATACCAATTAATTTTGTGAAAGGAACAAATAGTATAATAAACCCAGACTATTTGGTTTTAAATTCTGATAACATATCAACAGGTAGGAGAAGATTAGGAATGTTAGCTTATGTTCAAGAAACGGGGTTAATATATCAATTTACAATTCCAAATTATGATTCTCTTTGGAGTGGAATAACTGGGTTGACAGGGGCATCTGCAATAACAGTTACTGATTTTGCAACAATAGTCAGAGCAAATTCTCAACCCGCAATTAATTTTATAAATGCTTGGACAGCATCAACAATTGATGGATACGACGCACCTTGGAGTGGTGCAACGTGGAGGGTTTTACCAGGGTCATATGCTTCAATAACTGGGGGTACATATTTTTCCGCAACATCAATACTCGAATTGTATAACACAACTGGCGGTACCGTATCAATCCCAGTCCAAGGAATTTCAGGTACAACAGGTACGTCAGGTTCAAGTGGTTCATCAGGAACATCTGGGTCTAGTGGAACAAGTGGTTCATCAGGAAGTTCAGGAACATCTGGATCTTCTGGCTCAAGTGGTTCTTCAGGTTCAAGTGGTAGTAGTGGTGTTTCAGGTGTAACTGGTACATCAGGTTCTTCTGGAAGCTCAGGAACATCAGGATCTAGTGGTTCTTCGGGAACGTCTGGATCTTCAGGATCAAGTGGAACAAGTGGGTCATCAGGCAGTTCAGGAACATCTGGATCTTCAGGTTCAAGTGGTTCTTCAGGAACATCTGGTTCTTCAGGAACAAGTGGTGAAAATGGAATTTCCGCGGGACAAATATATTACTTTAATGAAAGTCAAAACTCAGATGTAAGTGGATATAAAGTCTTATCACCTTATCCATCAGGTTCACCACAACAAACACTAAGTGTAAATTTAGCAGGTAACGCTCAAAATGTATTAATTTCAGACTACATTACCCCAGAATTGGGATTTTCAGTAATACCACCAGGTATTCAAAGATTTCACATTCACCTCTTAAAACCAGCTTCAAATGATAATATTGATTTATATGTAGAGATACAATTAGCAAATTTTTCAGGTAGTCCAATAGGACCAACACTTTCAACTGGTGTTGAATTAATTGGTTGGGTAAGTGCTGTAGTACCAGATGTTGTTGAAGTTGATTTGGTATTAACGAGTACAACAATCAACACAACAGATAGAATGATTGCTAGACTTTATTTGAACAATAATGACTCTACAACACATACTGTTACATATTATACCGAAGGAGTATCATATTATTCATATGTTCAAACATCAGTTGGTGCTATAGCAGGTTCAAGTGGTTCATCGGGAACATCTGGATCTTCAGGATCTTCTGGTTCTTCAGGAACTTCTGGATCTAGTGGAACAAGTGGTTCTTCAGGAAGTTCAGGAACTTCTGGATCTAGTGGAACTAGTGGTTCTTCAGGAAGTTCAGGAACATCAGGTTCGAGTGGAACAAGTGGTTCTTCAGGAAGTTCAGGAACATCAGGGTCATCAGGTTCTAGTGGAACAAGTGGTTCATCGGGAAGTTCAGGAACATCAGGGTCATCAGGTTCTAGTGGAACAAGTGGTTCATCAGG